TTGAGGTAATGGTTCTCCTGTTTCTTCAACTGGTTCAAAAGCTCCCATAGCAGTCATACCTGTAAGAGCTGCAAGACCTTTTTCCATGCCTGTTAAACCTTGAAAACTTTTACCTATAGTAGTCGCCCCTGCTGGCATAGTTCCTGTAAAAGCTCCTCTTGCATTAGCCCCTAAGTTTTCAAAAAATCCACCTACTCCACCACTAGTGACTCCCCCTGAGCCAAACCCTAAACTCGGATTAGCCATAGTACCATGTGTAAGACCTGCACCTGACGCTATGCCACCTAAAGCAAAACCTGTCGCTCCTTGTTTTAAAGCGTAACCTAAATCACCCTCTTTTACAGCACCACCAATAGCACCACCTATCCCAGCACCAATGGGTCCACCTACGGCAAAACCCACTATGTGTCCTATGGTCGGAGCATTTTTCTTAATACCTTTCCATAAATCACTTAAAAAACCAAACTCCATAATTCCTGTGTTAGGATTGATTGAGTTTGCATCGTTGCCCACGGTGTATTGATCCATTGTTACACCAAATTTTTCATATAATTCTTCTAACTGTTTTTTAAGTTCTGGATCTGCTACTAATTTTTTAGGTAAAATTACTTCTCCTGGAGCCACGTGTGCTATCATTTGATCGCCGTAACGACCTTGACTAGCTAGTCCCATTATACCTTCATTCATCACTTTTCTCTTGAGACCCCTTTCATTTTCTCATAAGTTCTAAGACCACCTAATCCGAGCATACCCATAAGTATACTAGATAATTGTGAAAACTCAAAGCTCGGTAAATCAACAGTCACACCTGCAGCAATCAAAACAGTCTCTACTATAGGAGAAACTATAAAATGGTAAGCTAATGCTACACCACAAGTCCATCCTACGAATGGTCGCCAACCAGCTACGAATATATTTTTGTGTGCAGCTTCTTGTTTATTTAGTTGTATTTGTGCTAAGTTTGCGTCGTGAAACGCCATAGTCATTTCTTTTTGTAGCTTCATTTTGAGATTTTTATCAGGTATAAATTTACCTAATACTTTATCCGCTACTTCTATTACTTGACCTATCATATTATTTATTTAATATCTTATGACCATAAATCTTATCTACCCAATCAAATAATTCTTCTTCTGTAAGGGTATGCTTGAGTAAGTTTACCTTTTTTGCAACGAGTTGTATATTCTTTCTTACATATAAACCTTTGGGTTTTATCCTATCTATAGAGACGTTTGTATCCTCTCCACCGTCACTTTTATTAAAAGTCATAGGTATACCTGATAAAGCACACTTACCCTCCTGCTCGTCCCACAGCTCGTATAAGTCCTCTGGTATTAGTGTAAAAGTATGTCCTTGTTTTTCTCTAGAGTACCTTAACTGTATGAGCAAGTTTTTCATAAACCTATATCTAGAACTAGATATATGAAGTTTTTTAGCTTTTTGTAGACAAGCAGCACATGCTTGAGGCTTATTATTATGCCATCTATCTGTAAACTTGTTACAGTAGTTGCACCTTTTTTGTTTCATTACAGATGAATACTAATTGATCCTTTTGTCGCTACTGATACTATACCTAAACTTGCTTGAGCAGATAAGCCATTTTCTGGCGGACCACTAAAAGAAGAAGCATCAGTTATGTCAATATTTAACCATTTATCTCCGTCATATACTTGTAACCTATTTATACTAGTGTCAAAAACTAACGCACCTTGATTAAATTTAACTTCTAATTTTTCTTGTGTGGGGATCTGTCTAGTATTATCTGGGTCAAACTGACCTAAGTTAATTTCTAATATACGTATTAATCTATTGTATAGTGCTCCGTCTACATTACCATCATAACTTATAGGTAACTGAGTAGGTAAAAGTTTACTCATCTTCTGCCGTTAGGTTTAATCTGTAGTCTATTGCCCCCTAATCTCCAGCCTGTATCTGAGTTTCCTGGATATACTGCGTCGTCATCTGATTCAAAACGAACAGCTATTTGCCTTGACCTTGACCTTAAATCTACTCTAGCTGTGCTTCCATTTATTACATTCGTGCTGTTAGTTGTTAAACTTTCTCCTGGAGCATTACGAGTTTTTAACACAAAATTTATTTGACCACTGCCTTCATTACTCAAAAACCTAACGTCAGGTATTAACTTAGAAACAAAACTAAATTGATCGCCATCTTCTATATCCATATCTGAACTTTCTATAAATACATTAGTCATAGGATTACCGTCGTCATCGTAACCGTACTCGTGCTCATATAGATAATTGTTACCAGTAGCTCTTGGATAAGGCTCAACTCCTGCGTCAAGCCAAGCTGTTCTACTTAACTGACCGTATGCCCATGATCCATCAGAATAATTATAACTAACATATCTGTCTATTTCACTACCACTACCAGAAGTATAAAACCAACCAACTTCGTCAAACTCTTCATTTATAAATGCATGAAATTTATACGCTTCGGAAATATTTAAATCATCAAAAACATATTTTAAAACTGAGCAAGGTATTTTTTGCACTGAACCTGAATAAACATAGAAACTATCGTAAGACATCCAAAAAACACCTTTTGAAGAAACTATTGCTGCGTTAGGTCCAATCAAACCTGTCTCTTTATTAATTAAATTTATACCGAATGTAAATGGTGGTCCTACAAACTGCATACTATATAAAGAAGTATCTGTCCAAACTAATATTTCTTGTCTAGCTTTTACTGCGCCGACTATAATACTTCCTTCTGAAAGACTTAAAGAACCTGCGGTGTTGGTAGATTTAGGCTCCCATTCAGTGATATTTTCTTGGTCACTAAAAGCTATAAATAATGGATCTTGTATTCCTGTTCTTGCTGTTCCTGATGTGTTTATTGGGTCAGCCCCCATAATTATAACATGTCTATCTACCTGAGAAACTAAAGTGAAAAGTCCTACTGTTGGAGCTAAATTAGAACCAGCTAAATCTACTATATTTTGTGCTCTGTTATGACTGCTACTACTAGCCCACTCTACACCACCAGAACTATCCCAGTAATATATTCCTCCGTTACGTGGATTTATAACCAAGTCTTCACCAAAATTATCATGAGACCATAAACGTAATTGATTACCAAAAGCTAATGGACTAGTAGAGCCGAAAGAACTTTCTCCCCAAGCACCTGCTCCCCAACCTGTACCAGATACATAAGCGTCAAGACCTATTTGTAGTTGGTAATAACCTATTACATTACTGCCACCTTTATTGCTGCCAGCATCAGAAGAATTAGCTGTTACTGGCACTGTAAAAGTATACGTATTGGTGCTGGGGACAGCTGTAACTAAAAAACCCACTTGATTTAAATAAGTAGAGCCTTCTTGATTAATAACATCAGCTGTTATGTTACCACCAAAACTTGTGGCACCGCTAAAATTTACATAATCTCCTACCCCTAGCCCATGGTTAATATCTGTTGCAGTTATTGTACTTGAACCGTCAACAGCAGTGAAAGTAACATCACCAGCAGCAGTTATTTGCCTTAAAGGTGTGATGTCATAAAATGAACCACCTTTTTCTACGTAGTATTTGTTAGTTGTACCAAGACCTAAAAATTTTGTACCTGTTAAATTAGTCCAAGCATGAAGAGACCTACAATTACCTAAAAAAGTATTATTATTATCTTTTCTCCAACCACCTATTTTTTCTGGCAGTCCTTTGTTAAACCTTATTAGATTACCATCAAACCAACCACCTTCATTAGAATAATTAGTGTTTTCTCTATTGATACCAGCTTTAAATTGTACTTTAGTTAGCTTCATTATTTTATAACTCTATAATTTGTGCCATCGTAAGAAAAATTGTTTTTTCTATTATCTTCAAGAGATACATAACTTACATGTACCCATCCACTTTTAGGATCTATACCATCGTAAAATTCTAATATAATTTGATCATATTCTAAATTTTCTTTTATGTAATCGAAGAGCTCCTCGTTATCTACCCCAGGAACTTCTATATCTACAGCCTGACCTAAAGTGTGTTGGCTAGTGTCACGAGAGCCAAGTTTTCTATTGAGCTCCAAACAGCGGTAACCAGAACTAGGAGTAAAAGGTTTACCGAAATTATTTCGTACAGGTTCAAGTATTTCTCCACAAAGAGTTTTTAAATTATTAAATATTGTTTCGTCTTTGACAGTATTATCGATACCGTGACGTAAGGCAACTTGAGATTTTTCTAGTTCCCTTAATTTAAAGTGTTTTGATAATCTAGTTTCCGAGGAGAACTCCATTTTACGTTCTCCTAAAACAAAGAAAATTTTACTAAAAATCCAATAATAGTTAAAGAAATAGTCACAGTAAATATTAAGCTATTCCTTATAGTTCTATTAATTGAAGAAATACCGTTTTCAATTGAGTCGAGTCTGCGATAATTTTCTTTCCAACGTTGGTCACATGCTGCTTCATGAGCACTTAATCTCTTATCTACTTCTGTAACTGTTGCTCTCGTTGCCATTTTACCACCATTGCTTACAGTAATCATAATATGCTTTCATCGCTTTGCCTATGCTTTGAACATTTTTATTCAATCTTTTGTTTAAATCAGGTCTGACAGCTTTCAACAATGCTTTACCGATTACAATTATAAATATTATCCATAGTAGTGTTTCCATATTTACCTCATTAATATATTTCTACATAAGTAGTTGAATTGGTTTGGGCATAAAAAGGCGGAATATTATAATTTCCTGTTCCTGACAAATATGTGTAATATTGTTGAGCCCAATGCGTTTGATTATTATTGGAATCATAAGTATAAGTAGCATAACCTCTATAAAGGTCAGTATAGTTACCCATACCAGCTCCATAAGTATATCCTGGGTGATAAATTCTTGCGATACTCCAACCTGCAAGGTAGTTATTTGGTACATTACCATTCATCATAAGAACTAAATAATCATGAGCAGTTGAATTAGTATGATATGCAACATAAAGTCCTCCTATAGAATAGCCATTTAAAGTGGTATCTCCAGATATACTTCCGAATGTTCTTGTTCCATGTATATGACCTTGACCTGCTGTATTACGTAAATTATTACCATATCCATTAAAAATATAAGAACTAGCTCCTACAATATATGAGCCTCCTTGAGCATTTGATACAGTTATTCGAGGGTTATTATTTGCACCATAAAAATCTGAAAGTTCTATAGCCGTACCTGAACCAGTTGGTATAGTTCTTCCTGCTGCTGCGTTTAAATTTCTAATATCGTAATCGTTTATAGTACACGCAGTTCCAGAAGTTCCTCCTGCTTCAACATGAATCGCATTTAAAGTTATGAGTCCGCTACTAGTGACCGCCATTTTTTAATTCTTCTACTTGTTTGCTTAAATCTTTTACTGCTTCTATAAGTAGACCAACTGTATTAGCATATTTCATAGTTTTTATTGTGCCTAATTCTTTGTCTTCATGTTCATCTACTAGCTCTGGCACCACTTTTTCTACTTCGTTAGCTACTACTCCTATTTCTTTTGACTTGTCTGCTTTTTTGGTAAAGTGTACGCCTCTTAATTTTTTAACTTTTTCTAAAGCGTTTTCTATTTGGTAAATATCTTCCTTCAACGCCATATCAGAATATGCACCAACATTGCCTACTGCTGTAAGATTTCCGCTAGCATCAAGAGTTAATCTTGTAGAACCAGCATTATTATCAACTCGCCATTGAGTGTCATACTTCATTACAGTATTAGCATTTGTAGTAAAATAAAGTCTATTCCTGCCATCAGCTGAATTAATCCAAGTATCATTAGGGAAAGTTATAGAAGTAAGTGCGTTACTAAGTTGGGTTTGAATATTAGAAGTTACACCGTTTAAATATTGAAACTCTGTATTGCTAACAGTTCCGTTTGCAATTTTAGTAGCGTCTATCGCAGCACCAGAAGCAACACTTGCATCTACAACAGCATTAGAAGCTAGTTGGTCAGCACCTACGGCATCATCAGCTATTTGATCTGCACCTACTGCGTTATCTGCGATCATAGCCTGTTCTACTGCGTCATTGGCTATAGTTATGGCTCCATTACTTGCTATAGTTGCGTCACCGCTCATGGCTACTGGGAAAAACTTAGTACCGTTGGCTACTAACATATGTCCACTTGTGTTTGTGTTCATATCAAAACCAGCTTTATTTAAACCTTCAAAACCTTGAAAAACATTAGCACCTGCACCTCCTCCATCTAATACACAAATTTTAGTTTCAGTATTAGGAATAGTGACTGTAGTACCAGAACCCTGTTTAATAATTATTGAGTGACCGCCAGAAGTAGCATTTTCAATAAATTGCAACCTTTTCATAGTGTTTGGACCTATGGTTACAGTACAAGTTGCACCTAATGTGCCTGTGTATTTTATGTATAAAGCTCTTGCTGGATCAGTCGATCCATCTGCTACAACTGAGTTAGCTGTAGTTGCATTCGGTAATGCCTCCGTGCCATAACCTAAAGCCTCCCCTATGAGTTCTAAGTTAGTGTTAGTTACTGTTCCCCATGTACCAGATTGATCTCCAGTACCCATCTCATTTAATCTAAGATTATTTATATACGTACTTGCCATTGTAAAATTATAGTGTAATTACCAGAATTAAGCTACTTCCTCCCAGTTTGGTGTTTGATTTTTATTTACATTAGTGTAGTTAGGTGTTTGAGAAACTGATACTTCACTATAGTTAGCGTTTTGACTTTCATCTACTTCACCCCATATCAAGACTACATTAGTCGAACCTGAAGAAGATACGCCTATTATAGAAAAATTAGCTTTACCAGAAATATTCGGTGGAGTGACTGAACCTGTTGCTGAAATACCAGTCACCAATACTTTATTCACTGTTTTTTGTATTGCAGCCCCCAACGTAGAAGTCGTTGCTAAACCTGTTACGTTTATATTAGCATCTGCTTTTTGGGTCGGTAGAGATAAATTTGATATCGCTGATAATCCAGTAACATTCACATTAGCCAATGCTTTAGTTGTAGGCGTGCCTATAGAGCCTGTGAGTGCCGATAAAGGTTCGTCAGGGTTATTGCCATAATCATTAACTATAGCATCGGCAGTAATTGCTGGTGTACCTAAAGCACTCTCCCCTTCATCCGCTAAAGGTATAGTTACATTTGCTTCTGCATCTATGTTTACACTTACTGAACCTACTGTTGCTGTAAGGTTTGTGAGTATAGCTACTACACTACCATTTACCCCTACCCCAGCCATTGAACTTGTTGCTGACTGCCCAGTAACAGAAACATCGACGTCTAATTTAGTTACTGCATTACCTAATGCTGATGTGCTAGATAAACCAGTAAGACTCAAATTACTATCACCTATTATTGTAGGTGTGCCTAAACCAGCTGTGGCTGCAGTTACTTCTTCGGTATCTTGACTCACTAAAAAATTAAGGTTTAGTGAAAAACTTAAAGAACCTACAGCACCAGTACCGACTTGACCAGTGGGAGTTATATTTACATCATTTAGTACAACTAAAGAAGCAATAGGTGATTCTGCGAATGTTTTAAATCCTAACATAGTTTTTTATTTTACTCTAATTCTTGCCAAATATTTACAGGTGGTAAAAACATACTGCTTTTATATTCTGTTTCTGTAAGTATAACGTCTCCTACAAAAGATATTCTATCTGATTTAGCTTTACCAACCTCTATCATATGTATCTGTTGTGGTGGCAATATTATAAATTCATTTGTCTTTAATTTTAATTTAAATTCTAAATTATTTGCATCTTTCAGTACTAAACAATTTTCTCCATCACTCTCAGTGTAAAATATAAAATTAAAATGAGAGTACCCATGATTATGTGGATTATAAGGAATAAGAGCATCTTTAGTAAGATTTATCGCCCAAGACTGTACTAAATATTTTTTATATTTTTTTGGTAAGTAGCTATCAATTAAGCTGTTGATTTTTTCTAAGACAGAAGGAAACTGCCTCAAGGCATTAGGCACTGCTTCTTCTGATGAACCCTGATATTCTTTAGCAAAAATATTTAAGGCAAGTCTTTCTTCATCTGTTAAATCTATTGTTGACCGCCAAATCATGGAAGTATTTTAAAAGGCACACCATTATTTTTTACTAATCTAGCTACTAATATCTGTTGTTGAAATGCAGTTCTTTTACCATATTCTTTCCACCAATTAAGTTTCTCTAATTCTTTGTCCATTTGTCTATAGAACTTAAAATCAGCGTTTACATCAAGCCCTAATTCTTCTTTAACTATGTGCAGTGGCTCATGTAATCTATCGTGCCAATTTATTGATAACATCCAAGGACATCTTTTGCCATTTCTATATGCTTTCCATATTATTTTAAGAATATCGTAATGATGTAAATTTATTGAGTGTACTTTTCTTACATTCCATCTCAAACGAATTAATCCAATAGGACTTCTTAAAAACTCTAATAAGGCTCCAACTAAAGCAAAAAAGATTATTGTAAAAAAACTTCTACGAAAACTTTTAGCAATGGTAAAAGTTATGACAGATATTTCTCCCATAGTTGTGTTTTTTAAATCAAAAAAGAAATGTATTAAGTCATGTTCTGCAAATATAGCTGCCCA